CAGTAGCATCTCTTCTTTTTACAGATCCATTAGTAACCTGATCAACGACAGCAGTGCCACCAACCACACAGGCAGTTCCAACTGCACATACACCTACAGCAATCTTTTGTATATCCATTATTAATCTAACTCATGATCATGATATTGAATTTTTGTATGGACATTATCTTTTGGTTTATGATCTTTCATACCATCATGATTTCCATCATGAGGTAGTTTTCCATAAGCAAGATATTCAGCAACTTGTATAGAACCTTGTAATCTTTCAAGTTGTTTATCTAACTCAATCCATCTTTCATAAGCAGAGTCAAGTTTTGCTTGCTCTTCTTCTAATTGTGTAACTCTTTTCGAAAATCGTTGTAAGAGTTGTTCATGAGATTCTGTTGTTTTCATATTAAAAAGGACTTGGTATTGGTAATGATGGTGCTTCAGGTGATGATGGTGTTCCTGTTGATGGGGAAGGTAAACCTAGTCCTCCACCAAGTGCACCACCAATTCCAGCTGGTAATACTGATTCCATTACTTTGCTTTTGACGTTTTCGATAATTGCATCCTTGCGAATATATACATAACCAGCAACACCAACGACGGTGATAGATACAACACCACTTGCGATAGCGATTCCATTTACTATTTTCTGTAACATAATTTTACTTGATATCGTTTACTATATATCAGTCTTTCCAACCACCTGCTTTTAACCAGTTATTATAGTGTGGATTATTCCAACTATCACTAATCTCATAAGATGGAATGACAACCTCTTGAATATATCTACGATTCTCCTCTACAAGTCTTACCTTGTGATCTATCTGAGCACCCCACCATATAGCACCACCTAATTGTGCTACTAAGAATGTGATGATTGGAACTGGAATGTTTTTCATTTTTCTGCTGCATATAGTGCGAATGTAGAAGTAGTTATAACAGTCATCATGTTAGCAATATGTTGCTTGTCTGCTTCTACACATTTATTTGACTTAGCAACAAAGCAACCGATTATAGTTGCTCCTACTATTGTTAGTTGAAAAAAGATAACGAATCTTATCAGATTGATGACTTGTGTCTTTCTCTTACCCTTCATTCATTGTACCAAATGATCTACGAATCTCTCTGAGTTCTTCAAAGTTCTTTTGTTTTGTGCCACCATCATAACCCCAAGCATATCCTTCAGTAATCATTTGTTCATTGAGTGATATATCAGCATCGCCAATATATAACCAACCAAGAAGCCTACCATACTTACCCATGCCACCTTTGAGTTCAGTTCGAATAATGAGTTCGTCATCTCCATCAATAGCTCCCTCTAATTTTTCTTTCATCCAATTAGTAGCATCTATTCCCAGTGCCTTCTCTTCCTTATCTCTTGTTCTCTTCTCTGGTGTATCAACTCCTGCAATTCTAACTCTTTCTTTCTTGTATAAATCAAACCCAAGATCAATGGTGACATCAATAGTATCCCCGTCAACAACACGATTAATCTCCGTCACTCGAAAGTTGTAACAACTCTTCCGACTCGGTGGTGTCATCGCTCCCATTTTCTTCCTCCCAAAAATTATCTAGTGCATTATTTATAGCATCATCTGGTTCTGTTCGATTCTGTAAAACCTCATATTCTTTTACATATTCTAATGCTTTCCATATCGCTTCCATCTTTTCTTGTGGAATTGCTTCCGCAGGTGGAGTTACTGGTGCAGTTCCACACATAGACAAAAAGAATAGTGGCAATATTGCTAACTTATTCATTAGGAAAGAAGTGATCGTATCTCATTATGTAGTATATCACAATTGATACAGAAATCAAGAGTATGACGATCATCCATATGATGCTCCAAACAATCAATCTCGTTGTCTCCAATCGTCAGATTTATCATTTCTAAACCATTCTGCTATATCATCAGCACCACTAAATCCTTTTTTGTTTGCATTTGGATCTCCAATATCCAAATACTTAAGACAAGATCCATCCGAATCTGTTGCCAATCTTCTTGCTTGACTTAACATACCTCTAGCACTTGTATTTGCTTTTGCTAATTTTTGTGCCCATATCATATCGCTCATACTGACTTCTGTTCCTGATGCGATGTCTTTACAGATTCCTTCTAATCTTAAACGGTAATTGGTAGATAACATAAACTAATACATGTGATTAGTATTATCTATGCGATCATTAACATTGCCTTTTGTAATTCTTTGGAATGCTGATATTCATCTTCTGCAATCTCTGCTATCTTCTTATCTTCTGGATGCCATGCACTATATTTTACATAGGTCTCAAATGCATGTTTTTCAATCTTCATATTGATGTCGTAAGCGTTAATAGGATCAATAAAATAGTAGCCAACCATGATCCAAAAATAAAATAGAACAAGATGCTTGGCAAAGAACCTGTCGATCCAATACTTATTGCCTTCCCTAAGTTCCATTTCTTCCAGATGTTCTGTTTCATTTAATGCCTGATAGAAGTGTTCCTTCATCAAGTATATATGTTCCCCACCTCGTAATCCAAGCGATTCTCGAAAATGTAATACACTTATGAATGCGAAGTAAGGTGCTCTCGCGATTACTTCGAGCACCCAAAATCTTTGAAATTCTCTACCTCGATAGAGAAAGTCAAGAATATAAATTGTGGTATCTAATACCCATGTGTTAAATCTTTTCATTCGACGTGAATAACTCCTTTCATTCCTGCTCCTGCATGAGGATCACATTGAAACTCATACTCTCCAGACTCTGGGAAAGTAACCTCGAAACTTTCCCCACCCATAAAAGCCAGGTCTGAGTGTGATAGTTCGGGATGGTCTTTGACAATCATATTATGAGGTGGCAGTTCTCCATTTACAAATGTAACTGTATCACCAGCACTTATAGTAATTTCATTTGGTTCAAAAATTAAATTACCTCCAGAACCCATCGTAATCTCTGCTGCATATGCAACACTAGGACCTAATACTATTGCAATCATAATTACGAATAACCACCATGCTTTTAAAAGATATTTAAATTTAAAAACTTTCATTTCAATCCTCCTTTTTAATTGATTCCAAAGAAAAAGGATGTTCGTGTAGATACGGAACATCCTCTCTTGCATTCTTGACTGCTTCAAATGCGTCATTCGCATATTCACAGATATATTGTTCGGTGTCTTGACTATCGTGCCAAGCAAGTGTGTAATGGGACATGATCTTTCAACTCCAGTACGCTATTATTTATTATAGCAACTAGGTATAATTACGCACTAATGTGTGGACACCCACACTTAAAGTATAAATGCTAACAAAAATCCTATTAATACTCCCTCACCAAAGGACAACCAAAGCAATTTGTAGTCCGTAAGGTTTAACCACTTTCTAACTTTTCGAATAATTTTTTTGTGCCACATCGCAACATCATTTAATATTTGTTCAATGTGCCATAGAGTACTTCTCTTCTTTTTTGTGTATGGCATAATTTAATTAATTAACAATTTTTATTGAGATCTTCAGCTAGATTACCACCTAATTCAGCACCTTGCTCACCACCAAACATTGCTACCCAACCAGATGCAACCCAACCAACAAAGGGAATAGAGGAAACAGCAGGAGCAGCACTAGCACCAATACTTGTCCCAACCAATCTGCCTGTACCTTTTGCGGATCCGATTGCTTCAATACAGGCTTCACTTTTTCGTGCAGAATTTATTTCCGCTGCCTGTGCATCTGTCAAACCAGGTTTTTGATCTAACCAAGATCTTTGATTAGATACAGCACCACCTTGATTGATTTGACCATCCATAAAGTACTCTTCTGCAATCTTAGTTGTCTCTGTAGCAAGTCCTAAGAATCCACCCTTAGTTTTGATATCCTTAGAGATGTATGCAGTCTTGGGATCATTTGCTGTGTAACTTAATTTATATCCTTCTTTATCTGCTTGTATCACATATGATGTGTAAGGTCCTACAGGTGGACTTATAATTGGTACACTTGCTTTTCGAGTAGCAACACCAATCAGACCTATATGAGATATACCTAAAATTCCACCTAGTCCGAGTGCGAACCATTTAAACCATTTCACATCTTTCATTTTTCTTTCCTATTTTGTATCAGGTGTTATTTTAACAGGAGCTTGTTCGATACGAATTGTTTGTGCGGGTGCAGTTTGTGATGCTGCAGCAATTAATTTCTCCATATCTGCCTTTGATACTCCTCCTCCACCACCACTTGTGGCACCTTTTTTGGTTGTCTGAACTCCGAATGTAGCTAGGACCCCCGTGAAAACCGAAGCTATGAAAGTTGGATCGAGGTCTTGTTTTGGCATTTTAAATGCTTCTGGCAAATCAACATATGCTAATGTTAAGATTGCACCACTCCATACTAAAATACCCAGACGCACAAAAGTTGAGAGAATCATCATTTGCTCTTCCTTATCGTCAGTAGCTTCTCTCAACTTTGAAAGAAAACCTTGCTTCTTAGGTTCTTCTTTTTTTACTTCGTCTTTTTTAACTTCAGGTTTTTTATCAACCATGTTTTGATACCATAACGTACTCCTATTTAGCAAAATAAGTTTTATAGTATTTAATAAGTCCAGAAGTGGTTTTAAACTTACTTACCCATTCATCTGCACATTCATAAATGGCACGGTTATCATCAAAATTTTTAAGTAAAATACTTAAAGTTGCTTTTCTTAAATTTAGTTCTTCTTCAGTCATCATACTCACTACCATTACCAATATATTCTAATGATATTATTTCTTGATCTTTATAATTATCAGATAACCATTCATTAAACTCTTGACGTATTGAATTTCCATTCATGACATCCTCAAGTTCTCCTTGACTACAAAGTTCAGCAATACGACCAAGAGACCAATCGTATGTATCATTCACTGATTCTTTCAAAGTTGCCATAATCTTTACGCATATAACGTCCTAATATATTGCTATTATAATATGCAGGTTCACCGTTGTCAAGTGATTCCATCAAAACATTATGTAAGAATAGTTGTTTTGTTTCTTCGTAGTTTACTTTTCCAAGGGTTGTGTGGAGGGAGAGGATTTCTCTTTTGAAAGAGTCTCTGCCAAGAGTTTTAATGTCTTGTTTAAGTTCATCAGAGCTCCCGTAATATCGCTTCCAGTCTGATTCACTTGTAACTTTTCGCTTTCCTCCTTTTGGTTTTCGTTTCTGCACGAAGTACTTTCTACCGATGTAGGACTTGCTATTGTTGGTGTTGGTGATGCGATAGACGAATCCATAATAATCCCCAATATCATCAGAAGTAAAAGGTTTCCCCTCATACATCCAAGGATTCTCATAGTCAACTGCCATGCAGATTTCATATTACTCTTTATTATATATCAACAATATCTTGTAACTTGAATAGTGAGATAAATTCAATATTATTATTATCCCATACCTTATGATTCTCTTGTCTGTCAACGATTGCAATAACACGATTCACAACATAACCAGCATCTCTCAAAACATTTACTGCCTTGATTGCACTACTACCTGTGGTAGTCACATCTTCTAATACTGTTACAACTGAACCTTTAGGTGGTTTATTACCTTCAATTACTTCCTTCGTACCATATCCTTTTGGATTCTTTCTTACAATTAGAGCATCTATGTGTTTACCTGAGTAATATGCTTTCTGTGCGATACCACAAACTAAAGGGTCTGCACCAAGTGTGAGTCCACCAACTGCGACAGAGTTATCTTCTACGTGTTCTATCATTAGATGAGAGCATAGT